TGGTCTATACCTGATCTCAAATCGCTCTTAATGGGGGCTTAGAATGATCTACAAAGCATTGGATAAAATAACTCAAATTCCTCACGGATGGAAATTTCACTGTACAAATTTTCTCACAGGAGAAGCATCTAGTTTTTACGTCAGTTCTGAAACTTGTGATGGGCGCGACGTTAGGATGGATGCGGAAGCGTGGCGGGATGGCAAGTTAGTGCAAAACGCATTTCCCTATCTGTACCCCTCCGAGAGAGAGATGCTAATCACTGGTATGCTACCAGAAGAATGGGAAAACATGGACGATTTAGGTGAATAAAATGAAAACACGAAACCCGGTGGCGAAACACTCGCCCAAATTCAATCGTGCATCAACGCACAAACCCCGCAAGGGCAAAGGTTCTTACAACAGGAGAGCAAAATGAAACAGGCAGAAGCATACAGAATTCACGAAGAAGCATTGTCACTGGCCCGTAGGGCCACAGATGCCCACCTTGCCGAACATGGGGAATGGGATGCTTGCGGGTTTGCATGGGTCAAGATAACTCCGGCTACCCAATCATTCGCCAGACAGTTAAAGAAGGCGGGGATTGTGGATCACACTGCATGGAATGGCGGGTATGATATCTGGAATCCATCCGGCCATCCCACCCAAAACATATCCTCAAAAGAGGCCGGTGCGGTTGCATACGCTAGGCATCTTGAGGCCAACGGCGTGAAGTGCTACGCACAGTCGAGGCTAGACTAATGTGGACTGTCGAAAGGGTTGACAACACCTACAGAATATGCTACAATGGAATCTGTAAAGCATTAAGTGAAGATATGAAATATGCTTACGATCTGGTCAACGATTTAAACAGGGGAAAATAATGGAAACACTTTCAAGATGGGAATGGGACGGCAACGGCGATGATTGGTGGCGACACAAATGCGCCCTGTATGCTGACAGACTGCAAGACTACCTTGATAAAGCAAAGAGGGAAAGCAAGTCTAATGAGCAGATCAGGTCAGTCATGGACGGTCTACGCAAGGCATCCAAAGGGAACAATGACCAGATAGGATATGGCCATCTATTTAAACTGGATAACGATGTTGTAGACGGCGAGATAGATGGTGTACAATTAACAGCAACAGCAAAGAAAATAATTGAGAGGTCAATATGCTAACTAAAGAAAACTTTGATGATGTAAAATGGGATTTGATGAACTACTCAACCAAGTCAATGCACAGGTATATCAAGGAATCTACCATCGAAAAAGTTTGGGATTTGCTTGATAAAGAGATTGACTTTGAAGAGATAGCAGACTATACTTACGATAACTACGGAGAATAACATGACAATTTCAGCATCAGAGGCGCGACTGTGGCGCAAGTTAAGCGAGTCGAGAGTAAACAACGCTTCACTGTCCACCGCTATAGCACATGACATTTTTGATCTTGTCCTGCATGAGTTAGTATCAAAGCATCACGGCACAAAGGTTAATCATATCGTGGCAGATGACACTTGGGATGCCATTGACAAAGGGCAGATATGCGAGGCGATTGAAGAGCATTTAGACCTCGTTTTGAAACACATTGAAGAGGGAGAATAAAATGATTGATCCGGTTGAGAGAGATTTCAACGCCTTTTCCAAATCACAAGCCTATGCGGAGGATTTTGAAGAGGCGGTCAATGAGCGGGTAAAGCAAGAGGTAGATTGGTGGTTTGATAATCTAGTGGTAAATGACGTTGACGTTTACCTTGGTGGCGACAATAGTATTGTGATAGAGTTAAACGGCAACGGCTTTGTGCTGACCCCGGATGCTTTATTTAAACTGTCTGACCTCAGTACATGGGCGGTGCAGGAATACGACGATGCAATGTCAGAAGAGAAAGACAAACGCAGGCAATGGGAGTATGAAGAGATAGAACCAAACCCATACGCCGGAACATACTCTGAAATCTAGTTGGGCTAGCGAGTTTAGACAGGTGATGCTGGCATCTGAGAGTCTGGTGGGGGCGCTAGTCCGGCCTCCTTTCCCCCCGCCAGACTACCAGTTTTAATTATGTTTGTTACTGATAAGAAAAAATGGAGGGATACCATAGACAGATTTGACCTTGAGAAAAGAGCATTAAGGATACTCCGAAACATCCCCAAAAGAATGGTGGCTACTGTACGCCATCAAGGGGATGTGGAGTCTGAGACAATGATGAAGAGCGCGATTAAATGTCTTGACATTCTATCCCGCTCCCGCAGAACAACAAACAAGATGATGATAGAGGCGTGGAAAATATACTTGCGTATCCAGAAGATGACTGGTACAATACCCCAAAAGTTCCTAGACAATGACCACAACAACCCATTAAGGGTTGAAACTTCGAACAAGGTCAGGATCAAGGGGATGGATTGGAGCAAATTTTATAGCACCAAACTAAAATCATTCGATCAATACTACCGGCATGGTGGCAACTGGAGATACGGCAGATGGAAATCACAGAAAAAGAATTAAAGAAGTACGACAGTGTTGGATCGGTAGAGCGTAAGGTAAGACCATCAAATGATTTCACCAGTGAGGTCTTTGACTTCTTCTTCAATGAAGAGCAATTACAAGGGGTTAAACTCCCATTCAGTCAGTTTGATGACAAGTTTAGGATGCGTGGTGAAGAGATTACAATCCTAGCGGGAATTAATGGCGCGGGGAAATCCCTGTTTGCCTCTCAGTGTCTACTGTCTGCTATGGAGCAGGGGCATAAGTGCCTCTCAGTATCGCTTGAGATGTCACCCAAGGCTCAGTTGGCTAGAATGTGGCGACAGGCGTCGCTCCAGAATAAACCAGACATGGAAGCAGGGTTACAGTTCACCAAATGGAGCAATGATAAACTGTGGTTCTATGACCAACACGGCACAGTAAACCCTCGCGTCCTGCTGTCTGTTATGCGGTACGCTTATGACAAACTAGGCATTGATGTATTCCTAGTGGACTCTCTGATGACCATGAGCATGAACAGCGACGATTGGAATGGGCAGAAGATGGTGGTGCAGGGGCTTGCCAATACAGCAAGACAGTTAGGTGTCCATGTTATACTGGTGGCTCACGCTAGGAAAGGGCAGTCAGTCAGAGACAGGCTAGACAAGTGGAGCGTGGCGGGGTCTGCTGACATAACAAACAGGGCAGACAACGTAATCATTCTGGGCAGGGTGCATGATGACCCAGAGATTGACGCATACCTAAGTCTTTGTAAAGCAAGGCATTTTGATGGGGCTGAGATGGACTTGGATTTAAAACTTGACCTAGCCTCAATGAACTATTACCATGATGGGCAATTTCCCAAAGCCATATTGAAAACTCCACCCAAAGGTGGTATAATGGGGGAGTTAGACAGAGTGGCACTAACAGAAGGAATCAATGAAAACATCATCCGCAAAGTCCAAGGGCAGAAGGCTTCAGCAATGGGTCAGGTCGCTCTTAATTAAAGTATTTGATCTGGAGCCAGATGATGTATACTCGCGCAGTTCAGGAGCCGTGGGTGAGGATGTTATGCTCTCTCCCAAGGCTAGAGCGATCTTCCCATACAGTATTGAGTGCAAGAACGTGGAGAAATTAAATTTGTGGGAGGCTTGGAAACAAGCAGAAGCAAACGCAGGGGGCTACGAACCTCTGCTAATCGTAAAACGCAATAGGCAAAAACCTTTGGTAGTCGTAGATGCCGAACACTTTATAGGAGTTTTAAATGAAGATGACAGTGCATCCCTTTGACAGGGAATTTATGGATCAGTTCTTTTCCCCCATCAAATACCGCACCTTTAGCGGGGAACGTATTGAGGGAGAGGGAACTAAGGATAACCCTTATGTAATACACCGTCAAAAAGTAGTTGACAATGTGTATCATGGGTGGTATGATGACGATGGTGGATATCACGAAACTTTAGTTAAAGACGAGGAATAATATGAAATATGTAGAGATAGCGTTGAAGAAACCCTTTGCCAATCACAAGTGGCGTAAAGGTTACAAGGGTGGTAAAGACTTGGTGTACATTGATGCGCGGGATGTAATGAACCGACTGGATGAGGTGTTTGGGGTCGGAGGTTGGGAATCTCATTACGAAAGCGTAGGTGGCCGTATGATCTGCAAGTTGTCATGCAGAATAGATGGTCAATGGATCACAAAGTCTGACGGCGCGGGTGATACTGACATTGAAGGCGACAAAGGGGGCATTAGCGATGCCTTGAAGAGAGCCGCAGTCCTTTGGGGAATTGGACGCTATCTCTACTACCCTTCAGCCTTTGATTCAAATCATAAACCCGCAGAGTGGGCTACGCCAGAAGGTTATGATAAACTCATGGCGGAACGCCATAACAAAGACATTGACAGATGGAGAGAAGATTATGAAAACTCGCTCTAAGAACAAGAAAGAAAAAGAATACGATCAGTTGCAGTTAGATCAAGCAAGGCGTGAACTGGCTGAAGAGGCGTTGAAGTTTTCTCAGGAGTTTGCCGACTGTGAGGGGGATGTGTTCTACTCTTCCTACAGGGAGTTCTCAAGTAAGGCTTGGCATTACGAGAGAGAGAAGGAAAACGTCAAGATGAAGAAGGTTGGTAAGTATTGGGATTACGAAAACGATGTCTGTGGGGAATACAGATATAATGAAATTTAGAACCGAACTAGGCGAAACTATCTTTAAGCAGAAGTACGCAAGCAACCCTTATGAAACTTGGGAGGACAAGGCGCATACCGTAGTCAATAATGTTTGCGGTACATACGATGGTAAGAAGAATAACCTGATGTCCAAGCCTGACCAAGATCAACTGGTTCAGTACATATCTGACTTTAAGTTTATGCCCGGTGGCCGATACCTGTGGTACGCAGGGAGAGAGGCGCGGTTCTATAATAACTGTTACTTACTGAAGTTGGAAGAGGATACCAGAGAAGAGTGGGCTAGTGTGACGCAGAGAGCGATGTCCTGCTTAATGACGGGTGGAGGCATTGGGGTTGATGTTTCCATCGCAAGGCCGTCAGGCAGACAACTCAGGCGCACAGGTGGGGTTGCCTCCGGCCCCATCCCCCTTCTGTTCACCTTAAATGAGGTCGGCAGGAATGTCATGCAGGGTGGCAGTCGGAGGTCTGCCCTGTATGGCTGTATGAACTGGCAACATGAGGATGCCTCTAACCTACTTGAGGCTAAGAATTGGCATGATATGAAGGCCGGGGATACTACCCTGTCTGCCCTTAAACAGGCAGACTTTAATTTCCCTGCCCCATTGGATATGATGAACGTCAGCCTAAACTATGATGATGCGTGGCTGAATACTGATGCGCGGGGTTCTGATCCCATCTTTGTTAAGAATGTGCGTCAGGCTATGATGACAGGTGAACCGGGATTTAGTTTTAACTTTGGAGAAAAAGAAAATGAAACGCTTAGAAATGCTTGTACGGAGATTACGAGTGAAGATGACAGTGATGTCTGTAATCTTGGCTCTGTTAATCTTGCAAACATTGATTCTATCGAAGAATTTCGTGAAGTGGTTGGGCTTGCGAGTAAGTTCTTGGTATGTGGGCTTATCAGAGCGCAATTACCTTACGAGAAAGTTGAAGAGGTAAGACAGAAGAACAGTCGTATAGGACTTGGACTTATGGGTATGCACGAATGGTTACTCAAGCGTGGCTATAAGTACGAGATGGTAGATGAACTTAAACAATGGATGAAAACTTATGAACGAGAAAGCAAACGATCCGCTGACGCTCATTGCGACAGACTTTTTCTCAACCGTCCTAAAGGCTACCGAGCAATCGCTCCGACAGGGACAATTAGTATTCTCGCGGGAACAACCAGTGGCGTGGAGCCAATCTACGCCGTGGCATACCGCAGACGCTACCTTGCAGATGGAGTCAGATGGAAACATCAGTTTGTCGTTGACGGTACGGCCCAAGAACTCATCGACTCTGGAATAAAACCGGAGAAGATTGAGTCTGCTGTAGACCTAGCCTTCGATCCTGAACGCAGGGTGAAGTTTCAATACGAACTACAGAAGCACGTTGACCATGCTATTAGTTCCACGTTGAACCTTCCCGCTTGGGGAACGGAATCAAACAATGAGGATACTGTGGTGGATTTTCAGAAGATTATCGCTAACTACGCCCCCGGTTTAAGGGGTCTGACAGTGTATCCTGATGGCGCTAGGGGTGGACAGCCTATCACGTCAGTGCCTTATGAAGAGGCGCACAGTAAGCGTGGCGTGGTCTATGAGGATAACAGTGAAGAGCAATGTCTTAGTGGGGTGTGCGGGATATGAAAAAACTTGATCTTATACAAGAAAACCCTTTTGAGAAAATCAGTCTTGATTCCATAAGGTACAATACGATTCAATCTCATTGCTTGGTTGTGGAGGTTTATGACCACGCTACAGTAAAACTTTATCGTGTTGAAGAGGACGGTTATAAGCAGTATACGTTTGACGATGATACTCATATAGGTTTAATCGCGCCATACGAATTTCAGACTGAATGGGATGATATAGATTGTTGGGATTTTATCTCCCACAGAATGGAGGTTCTTAGGCGAATAGGTAAAATGGAAAAGCCTAGGATTCTTCCAGAATGGCTGTCTGAATTTCCCGGCTATGAACCTGTAAGTGTAATGTGGCCTTGGGAATGTGAGTGTAAACCTATTAAGGATGAGATAGGATACACGCCCACCACGAAACAGATGAGGTCTTGGATGCGGGTAAGAAAGTCAGATGAGATTCTATGGAATTATTACTTAACTAGAGGCAACGGTATTGCCCCTAAACAATGGCATAACCACCCTTGGGTAGACCCAGAGGATGATGAGCCGTGGTACTATGGACATTGAAACCTTCACACTACAAGATGAAGATACAGCCTATTGAGTACATCATGGCAAATAGGCTTGACTTCTGCTCCGGTAATATAGTAAAATACGCTAGTAGATGGGACAAGAAGGGCGAACCAATGTCCGACTTGTGCAAGATCATAGAGTATGCTAATATACTAATAGAGGAAATTAATGCCAAGGATCAAAAGTAAGGCATACCTTGAGTGGGTAGCCACCCTTCCCTGTAGCGAGTGTAAGGCTACGGATGGGACTGTGGTGGCGCACCACCTTAAAGGTAGGTACGCACCCCTTTCTGGTGGAATGGGGTACAAGGCGGATGACTGGTTGACAATGCCCCTTTGCTTTAAGTGTCATACACAGATACACTCAGGCGATGCGGAGTTGATGAACTGGCAACCATATTTTATTTTAAAAACACTTGACAAAGCATTTGATGATGGTATAATAGAGATATGAATATAGAAGGCGAAGTTGAGGGATACCTCACACAGATAGAACAGACTGCTCCGAAGTACGCAAAGGCCAAGGCCGAAACGTACCAGTTGACGGAGTACAAAAAGACTCAACGCTCCGTGTTGTACAGTAGAGCCATAGGCAAGACTGTAGCAGACAAGGAGAATTGGGTTTCGATGCAACCGGAAGTTACCAAAACAATAGAAGGTATCGCGGTAGCCATCGAAAACGAAGAGCGTCTACGTTGGGAACTCAAGGTGGCAGAACTTCATATTGAAGTCTGGCGCACTGAGCAAGCAAATAGGCGATTGGAACACAAAATCTTATAGGAGATATATATGAGCGACTATGTACCAAAGGACGGCGATCTTTCGCTGTTTGAAAATGACAAGGAGGGCAATGAGAATCGCCCTGACTTGACCGGCTACGCATGGATCAATGGTGAGAAGATGCGTGTATCAATATGGGAGAAGAACTCAGGTAAACTGAGATATTCTGGCC